ACCCCATCATATGCTGTGTTGACTAATGCATCAGGTACAGCAAGTAATTTAACAGCAAATATTACTAACTTTATTAATGTTACAGATGATACAACAACAAATGCAACTAGATACCCTATTTTTGCAAATGGAACCTCTGGAGCAATAACTGAACAAGTATCAAGTACTAAGTTGTTCTTTAACCCATCTACAGGTTTGTTAACATCAACAGATTATAACTCTTCATCCGATAAAAGATTAAAGAAGAACATTAGGACATTAAGCAGTGCTTTAGATACGGTAGCTTCTCTAAGGGGTGTAACTTTTGAATGGAAAGAAGGGGGTGGTAAGTCCATTGGTCTAATCGCTCAAGAAGTTAAGGAAGTTGTCCCGGACATTGTAGTTGCAGATGATAACGGGTACCTAGGTATCAAGTACACCAACATTATTGGTATCTTAGTTGAAGCTATTAAAGAACAACAAGATCAAATAAATACTCTTAAGAAACTAATCGAGAAACAATAATGGCATCCCCATCAACAAGACAAGAACTAATTGATTATTGCCTGAGATCTCTTGGGCACCCTGTAATCGAAATAAACGTTGATGACGATCAATTAGAAGATCGTATTGATGAGGCGTTTCAGTATTACAGAGATTTCCATTACGATGCTGTTGAATCTGTGTATCTTAAAGAGCAAATTATCGCTTCAACATTACAAATAGTTGGCGTTAATGCTGGAAACTTTACTGTTGGCGAAAAAATCACCGGGTCAACTTCAGGTGCTACAACCTTTGTTCATGCTCCCTTTGCAGCAAACAAAGTATATACAAAGAATACTGCGGGTACATTTACTGCTGGAGAGACTTTAACAGGGGCAAGCTCTGGTACGACAGCTGTTGTGACATCCATGACACTAGGTAACTTTGATAACAAGTATGTTACCTTAAACGACTCTGTACTAGGTGTTGTAAGAACTTTACCATTATCCAGTAGATCTAACAGTATCAGCTTCTTTGACGCCAAATATCAATTATTACTTAACAACATTCAGTCTTTAACTAATACCGACATACAGTATTTCACGATGTTAAAGATGCATATTAATATGATAAATGACCTTATGACAGGACAAAAACCTGTTAGGTTCAACCGTCATATGAATAGGTTGTATATTGATCTTACCTGGGGCGAGGGCGGTGATCTAGCTATCGGTGATTATATTATTATAGAAGCATTCCGCACTTTAGACCCAGATACGTATACCGATGTTTACAATGATGGGTTTCTTAAGAGATACTCTACCGCTTTAATTAAGCGTCAATGGGGTATTAATCTTAAGAAATTTGAAGGCGTTCAATTACCAGGGGGTGTAACGTTAAATGGTCAAAAGATATTCGATGAAGCACAAGAAGAAATAACTACACTCAGACAAGATGCACAGAATACATATCAACTTCCTGTGGATTTCTTTACAGGTTGATAATGTTTTTAGCTTATCTCATCAGCCCACATATGGATTATACCATCAAGGCAACAACTAATCCACGTGGGTATACCGAATAATGGCAACCAACTTTTATTTTCAATCTGGTATACCTGGAGGAAGATCTTCAGAGCAATTACTCATGGAAGATCTTATAATAGAGTGCCTAAAGATATATGGCTTTGATACCTATTATATTCCTAGAGCATCTGTTAACGAAGATGATATTTTGGGAGAAGATGTACTCAATAAGTATTCATCAGCTTACTCTTTAGAAATGTATATGCAGAACGTTACCGGGTTTGAAGGTGACGGGGATCTGATGTCTAAGTTTGGGGTTGAGATTAGAGATACAGCTACCTTCCTTGTATCGAGAAGAAGATGGGATGAGGTAATTGCAAGGTCTGGTGATGCAGTTCTAACTACTAGACCAGCTGAAGGTGATATAATTTACTTCCCGTTGACAAAAGCATTCTTTGAAATTAAGTTTGTAGAGTCAACCGATCCTTTCTTCCAGGTTGGAAAGTTATACGTTTATAAACTTCAATGTGAGTTGATGCAGTACTCTTCTGAGGTCTTTGATACAGGGGTTTCGGAGATCGACGGTATTGCCTCTGGTAAATCGGCGGACATTAATGCATTTAACTTGTTGCTTGAGAATGGTGATAGGGCGTTGCTAGAAGAATATAGCCCAGCCGGTATCATTCTTCAATCCTATAACTTAGGTACTATATTCCCTAATGTAGATAATGAAGATTTTAGAGGTGAGATTTCTGTACTAGACTTCTCCGAGAGAAACCCATTCGGAGAAATAAATGTTTGATAAATTTTATCACGGTACAGTACGAAAGTCAATTGTGGCTTTTGGTAATATGTTTAATAATATCCACATTGATAGATTAGATTCTGGTGGTAGTATTACCCAGACCCTTCGAGTTCCTTTATCTTATTCACCTAAACAGAAGTTCTTAGCTAGAATTGCTGCTCAACCCAATTCATTCGAACAAAATTTTCAAACCTTCTTACCAAGGCTTGGGTTTGAAATGATTAGTTTAACTTATGATCCAGCAAGAAGAGTGAGTCTGGTACAGCAGAATAGATCACTTAATGGTACATCAACCACGTCTCTAAACGCCCAGTACGCACCTACACCCTATAACATTGCTATGACTTTGTATGTGTATACAAAGAATCAAGATGACGGGTTACAGATTATTGAACAGATCTTACCTTACTTTAATCCAGACTATAACCTGACTCTTAATGCAATCCCTGCGATGGGTATTAAGAACGACTTGCCTGTTATTCTAGATAATATCAGCTATGAAGATGAGTATGAGGGCGACTTTACTCAAAGAAGAGCTATTATTTGGACTCTTAACTTTACTATGAAACTAAACTTCTATGGCCCAATCAACAGACAGGGTATTATCAGAACTACAAACGTCAATACATTCTCAGACCCCGCATTAACAAATAAACAATCCTCATACTCCGCAACAGTTACTCCTGATTCAGCCGTTCCAGGTGATACAATTGGTATTATAGATACGTTTGAGGACTTTTAATGAAATCCCTTAATAAAATTAACGATGTATTTAATATAGATACAACAGTTGATCTTACTATTCCAACCAGTATGCCGGTTGAATACAATCCTTCTGAGTTAGATCAAGAAGATGACTTTCAATTGGCTCGTAATACTCTTCGCGGTTTAATTAATAAGAACGAAGATGTTATGACCGAGCTGGTTCATATTGCTAAAAACTCTGAGAACCCTAGAGCATTTGAAGTAGCCGGGCAATTAATATCTGCACAAACTGCTATTACAAAAGAGTTAATTGGACTTCATAAAACTAAAAAAGATATTGATAAAGCAAGCGGCAAACACGAAAATATTAAACAGCAAAATAACATTGTGTTTGCTGGCTCAACATCAGATCTTATGAAGATGATTAATGGAAAATAATAGTTATAATGGTAATGACTTACTCAAGCCTGCTGGCTTTGAGATGCAGTTCACCTCCGAGCAGGTAAAGGAGTTAATGAAGTGTAAAGAAGATCCAATATACTTTATTGAGAACTATTGTTATATTGTCTCTCTGGATAGAGGCTTGATTCTGTTTAGTTTATATGACTGCCAGAGAGAAAAGGTGGATGTCATTATGAATAACAGGAAAGTTATTCTGATGGAAGGGCGTCAGCAAGGTAAGACTATTACATCTGCTGCCTGTATACTTCACTATACTATTTTTAATTCTAATAAGACTGTTGCTATCTTAGCTAACAAGTCAACAGCAGCCAGAGAAGTATTGTCTCGTTACCAAATTATGTACGAGAATTTACCTTTGTGGATGCAGCAAGGTATTAAGACATGGAACAAAGGTGACGTTGAATTAGAGAATGGTTCAAAAGTATTTACATCTGCCACTTCTACTTCTGGTATTCGAGGTAAATCAGTTAACTGGTTATACATTGATGAGGCGGCAATTATACCTAATAACGTGGCTGAAGAGTTCTTTACATCAACATATCCAACTATTATGGCTGGAGAAACCACAAAGGTGTTGCTAACTTCTACACCTCTAGGTTATAATCATTTTTGGAAATACTGGAATGATGCTCAAGAAGGCCGTAATGGTTTCGTTGCATTACAAATTCCTTATTGGAAAATTCCAGGTAGAGATGAGAAGTGGGCTGCAGATCAAAAAGCAATTCTTGGTGAACTTAAATTTAACCAGGAAGTGTTATGTGCATTCCTTGGTTCATCTAATACATTAATTGCTCCTGATACAATTGCTAGGATGTCTCCAATACCTTTCATGCATGAAAAGGATGGCTTAGATATTTTAGAATACCCTGTACCAGGCCATGTATACTTTACAACCGTTGATACATCGAGAGGTATTGGTGGTGATTACTCTGCCTTTACTATAATCGATACAACAGAATATCCATATAAAGTTGTAGCTAAATATAGAAACAACAAGATTAGTCCTCTTCTATACCCTACTGTAATTCATAAGGTATCTAAGGATTATAACAGTGCATATGTATTGGTTGAAATTAATGATATTGGTCAACAAGTTGCCGACATTATTCATAATGACCTTGAGTATGAGAACATGATCTGGGTCGGATCCGATGCCAGATACGGTCAAGTTCTATCTAGTTCTGGAAGAAGTTCTATTCTAGGTGTAAGAACAACAAAACAAGTTAAGCGCATAGGATGTGCAACTTTAAAATCTTTGGTAGAAGAAAATAAACTACTTGTATTTGATAGAGATATTATATCGGAATTTTCTACATTCATTGAACACAATGGCGTGTTTCAAGCTGATGAGGGCTATAACGACGACTTAACAATGACGTTAGTTCTTTTTGCATGGGCCACTAATGACCCTATGTTTAAAGATCTGATGAATGCGAACAATAGACAAGCACTCTATAGTTCGCAGATGAAGAATATAGAAGACGAATTAACTCCATTCGGTTTTATAGATAACGGATTATCTAACGAGCTAGAGGTTGAGGTAGTAGGTGGAGATATTTGGATAAGTGACAAATATCAAAAAGACTATTCGGATTTTATAAAAGAACGTAACTGGTAATAGTCAAAGTTCAGTATTTATAAATATACTGGTATAAAATTTGTTATGACAGAATAACATTATAAGGAGAAAAAAACATGGCATTTCAGCTATCACCAGGCGTTCTGGTAACGGAACAGGACCTTACCTCGGTAGTCCCTGCCGTTGCTACAACAGCCGGCGGCTTTGCTGGCGCATTTGCATGGGGACCAGTTGGTGTTGTTACCACGGTAGATTCAGAAAACGCACTTGTAAATACCTTTG